AAACAGTGGATTCGAAAATATGCGTTAGCGTTGTGTAAAGAGATGTTGGCCCAAATTCGAGGAAAGTTTACTACCATTCCTATTCCGGGCGAAAGTGTGACGTTAAACTATTCTGAACTGCTCACTCAAGCAAAAGAAGAACAAGCAGAGCTTAAAGATAAGCTTACGGAAATGCTCAAGGAGGTCGAATATAAGGAGTTGGTTAAATACGATTCAGAAACGGCAGAAGCCACTGCGACCGTATTTAAGGCATCGCCATTACCAATTTTTGTAGGATAATAAGAAATGTCTAATGAATGGAGCAAACCAGCAACCCCACCACCCCCGCTATTTTTTGGCAAGAAAGAGCGAGACCTTGTAAAGCAAGTCAACGATGAACTTATTGAAAAAGTCATCGGACAGCAGATTCTTTACTATCCTATAGACATGGAAACAACAGATTTTCATGATATGTACGGCGAAGCTATAGAAAAGACATATCTACCGCCTGTGAGGGTTTTTGCGCTGGTTGAATTTACGGAATTAGCAACGGAATACCTGGCTGGAGCAGGAATAGACAAAAGCTGGGAAATTAATGTACATTTTCATAAAAGAAGATTAGAGGATGATCAAGACCTATACGTTCGCGAAGGAGATTTTGTTTTATACGGAGATTATTATTACGAGATAGTTAAATTGAGCGAAGACACAAAGCTTTTTGGTCAAGTTCACCACGGTTTTGAGATTTCTGCGAGATGTAGACGAGCAAGGAAGGGACTATTCGATGCTACCTGATAATTTTGATTTTGCGATGCTGCCACCCGGCACTAAATCTGGTACCTTACAAGAATTGGGGATACTGGCCTCCGATATTGAGAATATAGATTATTCTATAGTTTCATGGCTAAAAGAGAACATAAACCTAAGATCGAAAACCAACGAAGGAAATGTGAATGTCCCAGTTTTATGGCAGGCACCAGAACGCGCATATCAAATTAAAAACGATAAAAGTCTTCGTGATGATGGTGGCGCATTGAAAATGCCGCTTTTGAGTATCGAAAGGACCGGTATCACTAAGGATCCAACAAGAAAGGGAGGCTACCAAGCCCACATATATTCAGATAAACACAATGGGCGTTCGGGAAGAATGGTTGTGGCCAAACGAATGGTGCCTGATAAAACAAGAAATTTTGCTGTTGTTGGCAATATTCGAAACACCCCAAAAGGCGCCGGAGGCCAACCTTGGGTACCAAGAATCAACAGCAAGTACGTTATTCAATATCTTTCTATTCCAATTCCAATATATGTGAACGTTGAATATAAAATAGCGATTAAAAGTGAATATCAACAACAGATGAACGATTTATTAATACCATTTATGGTGCGCACAGGCCAAATTAATTCTTTTATTTTAAGACGAAACGGACACTTGTATGAAGCTTTTATTGATAAGTCTTTCAATCATAGTAACAACATTAATGACTTAGGTGAGGACACGCGTATGTTTACAACTGAATTTACAATTAGAATACTAGGATATTTGATAGGAGAAGGTCCCAACGATGATCGCCAACTAGTAAGAATTGACGAGAATGCAGTAGTAATAACATATCCAAGTGAATCGCTCGTGGACGCATTTCCCGGAGATGATACCTGGACATAAACAATAAGGACAGTTTATTCGCAAAAAAAACACTTCCGGAAACATTTGCGCGTTTGTTGATATAGTTCCGGATTTTTAGAGACTTTTGAATTCCGAAATACTATTTAAAGATGATCGCAGGGATAATTTGGTCTATAAATTAATAGAACCCCAGCAAACATAAGGAACCAAAAAAAATGGGCATAAGCAGCTTTAAATTCATGAGCCGGGACAGCGCGCCAGGCGTTCAAGTTATTGAAACAGACAATTCTCAGATGCCGGCCGCGGCAGACGCCATTGGCGCTGTAATAATTGGCCGAGCTAGTAAGGGTATTGGCATGGTGCCAATTCAAGTAAAATCATGGGAGCAGTTTGTTGCCAATTTCGGAGATACGGTTCCTGGTTACGGTGGTGGCGATGTTTACCGCGCAGGAAACGATATGCAGTCACCAATGTATGGTACTTATGCAGCTAAAGCGTATCTAAAAGCCAATGTAGCCCCGCTAACATATATTAGACTTTTGGGAGAAGAGGGTTCTGCTCTTGATTCCGGAGACGACCCCCAGGCAGGTTGGAAAACTGACAACCTATTAACTGCAGGTACTGGCACTCGCGGCGGCGCCATTGGTCTTTTCGTGGCGCCCTCCGCGTCAGCCGAATCACATACCAATGTCAATTTCGCATTCACTGGTTCTAACTCGTTCCAGCTAGCTGCTGTATGGTACTTGGATGGCGGTTCAGTTGCTCTTAAGGGAACGCTTCATGGAACAGGCTCGACAGACGGCGGAACAGTTACAGCAGCCTCCACTATAATTGAATCTGATTCCAACGGTAGGTTTAAGGTTGTCATCAGTGGCTCGAACGGCCGCGGCGAAACGATTGCCTTTAACTTTGATGATACCAGCGAGGATTTTGCTAGAAAGAAGTTTAACACCAACCCACAATTGAGGGTGGGGGGTAACTTCTATTCTACTACATCCGAAAGAGATTATTGGTTAGGAGAGACTTACGAGCAGGAACTAAGAGACGGGTCTCTGACTAGCGGTAATCTTGTTGGTGTGATCGCCGGCGTTCAGCTAACTGGATCAACCGACAATGAAACTCCCGCAAACATGCTCGGCCAAGCTGCCTTGAAGGCGGGTTCAACGGCTCGAACTAGCTGGATAATTGGTCAGGACCAGGGCAGCGCCACTAGCTTTAAATACGACGACGCACAACAGCTTTTCCGTGTTCTCGACCGCGGCCATGGTGAGTGGACACAGAGAAACCTCAAGGTCTCAATTGAGAAACTTAAGCAGTCACAAACTACGTCCGACCCTTATGGAACATTCTCTCTTGTACTCAGAAAGCTTAGTGATACAGACAATGATATGCAAGTTGTAGAGAGATTTGATAATCTTAACCTTAATCCAAGATCACCCAATTACATTGGGCGTCAAATTGGTGACAAATATTGGAAGTGGGACACAACCACATACACGACCCCACGCCTAGTCGCCGTCGGAGAGAGGCCCAACACATCTAAATATATTAGGATGGATATAAACGCTGATATTGATGCCGGTGCCGGCGGCCTTGAAACGCTTCTGCCATGGGGATACTACGGCCCACCGAAATATTCAGATTCGACATTCTCCGGCTCGTATGCCCAGGCGACATCTGGTTCCAACACCCTGGCTAATAAGTTTATCATTGTGGATGGATACTTGCCAAGCTCAGGTCTTAAGGCAGTCGCCCAGCGGGTGCTTTCTGGTGGCTTTGGAACGGCGTGCTCAGTCACGGCTTCATTCAAGTTCCCGTCTGTGAGAATTCGTAACTCTGCTTCTGATGGTGGCCTAAGTGAGCCCACGAACGCATACTTTGGAATGCAAACCACTCGGACAGCCACCAGTACACGTCATGACGCAAGTTGTGCCGACGTACATAGGATGCTTTATAAAGGATTCGGGGATAACCCGATCGGAAGCTCGATCACCGGTATTGATTCGTATGCATATGTCTTTACACTAGATGACATTGTTAACAGCAGTGTCGCAAGTAGTGGTAGTAATTATTTCCATAGATCTGGTTCCAGAGTGGATGGCACAAGTTACTCGGCCACAGGCTCCAATACTTATAAGAACCTTCTAGATGCTGGTTATAACAAGTTTACTGCTCCCTTCTGGGGCGCCTTCGACGGCTTTAATATTCGTGTGCCGGATCCGATGTATAACAACGGAATTGGCGTTAGCACTGAAGCGGGTAGCTCCATTTTCTATACTTGGAACAAAGCCATTGCTCAGACTCGACAGGCTGAGGAAATTGATATGAACATGCTGCTTGCTCCGGGCCTCACAAACGAGGGTCTAAATAACAAAATTAACGAAGTATGTACCCTCCGCGGAGATTCGTTGGGTATAATTGACCTCCCGAATGTTTATATTCCGTCCCATGAGATCTATTATGCAGATAAGTCAAGTCGAATTGGAACAACACCGAATGCAGTGGCCAACAATAGATCGGCCGGCGCA